ATCTTATACTAATCCTTAATATATAAAATTATGACAAAAGAACTAGAATTAAACCAAGTATGGCCAAACTGGCCCTTTCCTACTTCCAAACCAGAGCAGGGACCTAAAATAGATAATACAATGTATTCTCCTACTTTTATTACAGCTAATAACAGTACAGATACTATTACTATTCCTATGCCAGGAACTACGGGTGGTGCAACATTTGTATTTGCTGATGACGAGTATGAAGAAGATTCTACTCTAAATATTTTAGACGAACGTGCAAAAAATTATGGTCCATTTATTGATATGGCAACCATTACACAAAACCTTAAAGAAATTCTACACGCTGCGCCAAGCTGGGAAAATATGGATGCAGATCAACAGGAAAGTTTAGAGATGATAGTGCACAAAATAGCGCGCATCTTAAACGGCCGACCAGACTATGCAGATAGCTGGGTTGATATTGCTGGATATGCTCGCTTAGTATCTGAGCGACTAGAAAAAGGTATTATACGATAATTGAAGCAGCCCAGCGACAAAGTAAACACACTATTACAGTAAAAAACGTTTAATGGTTGCTTGGGCCGGTCTTCAAATTACTCTCTTGACTTGAGAGGTTGAATTTAGTATAATAACTACTATGTTTAATCAAAATCAAAAACGCGTTGGCTTTGCGTGTAAAATTCAAAGTTCAGAATCTACAGATGTAGTGAATTGCCAAACTAAAGGCACTACCATCACATGGCTTAATAAGCAATCTAAAGACATAGCTGCTGAAAGACTATGGGCTTTGATGCGTACTAATATTCAAGCTCTTGAAAATCAAGCTGACTGGATGGCACAACAACCCGCAGGTCTACGTATGTTTAGATTAAGTAGTGATCTACTTACTGGATATTCACACGATGACTGGATGTGGTTCTACTTCCAAGCAGATGTAGTAGACTTTCTAGAAAAGAATCTTTCCCGTATCGGTGATAAGTTCCGTGCAGCAGATGTACGCGTTAGCTTTCATCCAGGTCAGTTTTGTGTGCTTGCCTCAGATAATGAAGGCACAGTTGAAAAGTCAATTACTGAGTTTGAGTATCATGCAGATATTATTCGTTACATGGGTTACGGTCGTAAGTTTCAAGACTTTAAATGCAATGTACACGTAGGTGGCAAACAAGGTCCCAAAGGGATTATCTCAGCTCTAAAGCGACTAACACCCGAAGCACGTAATACACTTACCATCGAGAACGCAGAGTTCTCATGGGGTATTGATGCCTCACTAGAATTAGTAGACCACTGTGCCTTAGTTCTTGACATTCATCATCACTGGATTGCTAGTGGTGAGTATATTCAGCCAAATGACCCTAAGGTTAAGCGAATTCAAGATTCATGGCGTGGTGTCAGACCAGTTATTCACTACTCTATTAGCAGAGAAGACATACTCATTGATCATTGTGGACAAACTCGCCCAGACTTTCGTGAACTCAAATCACAGGGTTTTACCTCAGCTAAACTTCGTGCACATTCAGAATTTTACTGGAACAAAGAAGTTAATCAGTGGGCTGGAACTTTCTTAGAGTCAGCAGACATTATGTGTGAGTCTAAACAAAAGAATACAGCCAGTAGACAGTTTGCAGAAGAAATAGGTCATGTATGACAATATTAGGCTCAATAATAACTATTATCTTTATACTTGAAATATTATTAGTAATAAGTATTTCTGTATGGCAAATATATAAAGAAGACGTTAAATGGTACATAGATACTAAAACCCAGAAATACTGGCGATAGTTCAATGGACAGAACAATAGCCTTCTAAGCTATCAATCTAGGTTCGATTCCTAGTCGCTGGACCAAATATACACTTGACTTTGATCTCAAATTAGAGTATAATATATACTTAATTGGAGATTATTATGGCAGGATATAATAAAGAATTTTTAATAGATGCTTTTATGAGCAGATATATTACGTGTACGCTTTTATCTATTGATACACTAGAGAGTATGGAAAAAATGGCTTCTGACTTGTATGATCAAGTTGGTCGTGACAAGTTTCGCGTTTATGCTTCCTTAGATGCAGAAGCAATTAAAGAATTTAAAAATTTAAAATAATTTTTTCTGAGGTACACAAGCGTACCACCTAGCCCATTGGCAATAATTATTGCGAACCTAAAATCACGGGCGCAGTTACCTCAGATCCTTATTTATGAAATCATTATGGAAACTATGGGCAAAAGCTCTAGGAGAAAAAGCAGGTGAGGATAATCAAGCTGATCGGGTGGCTATTATTAGAACTTGTATAGTACTAGGGTATATAGTAACAAACTTATTTATTATTGCTGGAGTTATTAGGCATTGGTAATATTTGCCCCGATGGTGGAATTGGTAGACACGCTGGTCTTAGAAGCCAGTGCGCAAGCATCCGAGTTCGAGTCTCGGTTGGGGCACCAGCTATCTCTCTAAAGCGTTATCAGGTTGCGTACACGGTTTGGGGCCGTGTGGTCAAGGTTCGAATCCTTGTAGAGAGACCACTAATATAAAGATTATAGATGTTAAGAGGCATCTTTAAAACTTCTTTTGGGGGGATATAGTTCAATGATAGAACACTAGATTCCGATTCTAAAAACGCGAGTCTGATTCTCGCTATCTCCACCAACTTTTTCACACAACACACTAAGGAAACATTATGTTTACTATCGAATTTTACATTGATAACTTTCAATCAACAAAGAAACTTATCACAAATCAAATTTTTACTGACCCTAAACTGAACAAAGTTGCTCATAAGTTTATTGATGCACAAACCCAGTTTGCTAAAATGTTGGTTCAGAATACTACTGATATGAGCAAGTACTCAGTAGACGGATTTTCTGACATTTTTAATCCAACAAAAGCAAAGGCATCTAAAAATGACTAAATCTCCATTTGAAATTCGTGCAGACCTTTTAAAACTTGCACAAGATCATTTAGAAAAACAGTACACGGCTAATCTTAAGTTTACTACAGAAGCATACATGAAAATGGTAGATGCTGGAGTAGCTGCAACTGAAAATATGCCTAAAATGTCATTTCCTACTACAAAAGATATTCTTGATCAAGCTCAAGAGTTTTATTCTTTTGTGAATAAAAAATAATGAGTTTTTTATCTTATCTTAAACAGCTACTAGAAAAAGATATGCCTATGCAACGTTTTATTGAAGATCACGACCCAAAGTCGGTATACGAAGTAGAACAGCTACAAAGAAAATACGAATTCGTCGTAAAAACAAATCACACATACATTTAATATTAGGAAATCACAATGAGCAGCTTGCAGTTGCATGGACGTACTTATGTAGTATTTGATGCTAACAATAAGGAACATCGAAAATGGTTTGCAGAATTTAATGCAACTCGTAAGTGGGGTACATGCCCTGTACGTTTTGTACTTAATGATGCTCATGGTGATTTAATAACACAACTCCAAAGAGAACTAATACAGTTCTACGTTGATAAAGAGTTTTTTACAAAAAAAGTCTTGGACACGCAGACTTAAAAGCGATGTGATAGTAAGTGGAATTCTTACACTTTCCTCTGCAAAGAGGAATTTTATAACTGTGAATGGGAAAGTTAGGACAATCGGCCTATCTACTAAGGTATCAATCTGCCTATAGTTTCAAA